TACAATGGTGCTGCTCCGTCAAATAGTGGTCAAGGTATTGTATCACTTGTCGAACCCGTTCATACTGACTTACAACCTAGATTAGAGAGTGATGGTTATATATGGAAGTATCTCTATACTATCAAACCAAGTGAAATATTAAAATTTGATAGTGCTAATTATATGCCAACACCAGCAGATTATGCAAATAATGCTGATTGTGCTGACGTAAGAAATGCTGCTGTAAATGGTAAGATTGAAGTAATTACTATTGAAGATACCACAAGTGCTGCGTATCAGTTCAATGGCACAAAAAACAATGTTCCTATTAGAGGGGATGGTGAGGGTGGATTAGCTTCCGTTACATTCTTGAATGGAAAACCATCTTCGGTTCAAGTAACCAATGGTGGATCAGAGTATTCTTTTGCAACTTTAGATTTAGACTCAGTTGTTACAGGTGCTGGTGCATCTTTCTCTGTAATTATACCACCTTCAGGTGGTCATGGTGCTGATGTGTACAGAGAGTTAGGATCTAATAAAGTTCTTGTTTACTCTAGAATAGAAAACTCTGACCTAACAAACCCAGATTTTCCTTCAGGAAACCAGTTCGCAAGAATAGGAATTCTAAAAAATCCCATAGAGAATGGTAGCACTAATTTATTATCAGCATCAACTGTTACCAATACAAAAGCTTTACGTGTTGTCGGTGCTACTGCAGGTACTTTATCAGCATCTATTGATGGATTGGTTACACAAACTGTAGGCGTTGGATCTACTGCTGTTGGTAGAATTATATCATATGATACTGCAACTCAAGTATTAAAATACTGGCAAGACAGATCTCTTGCCACTAATAGTTCTTCTGGTGTTTCGCCCACCTACGGATACAAGCTAAATAAGTTCAGCAATACACCTGGCACTGGTGGTAGCACAAACATTGTTATCACTACCACTTCAGGAACTGAAACAGTTGGTATTGAAACTGGTTTTGTTGGTGTCTCGACAACGATCAATGCTAAAACTTATTACTTTGGTCAATCATTCACGAATGGTATAGCTGAACCAGAAATTAAGAAACACTCTGGAGATATTATCTACATTGATAATAGACCTGAAGTAACAAGAGCCTCAAACCAAAGAGAAGATATCAAAATCATCTTAGAATTCTGATACAATGCCACAAAACACCAATTTAAATGCTAGTCCATATTTTGATGATTTTGACTCGTCAAAAAATTTCAACAGAGTCTTATTCAAACCTGGCACTCCAGTTCAAGCAAGAGAACTAACAACTTTACAGTCTATATTGCAAGGGCAGATTGAAAAGTTTGGTAAGCATATTTTCAAAGAGGGATCAGTTGTTATACCAGGTTCCTTAGGATACGATCAAGAATATACTGCTGTTAAGGTTGAGTCTACATTTTTTGGTGTTCCTGTAGAACTCTACTACGATAAATTTATTGGTATTAAGATAAAAGGTAAGGTATCTGGAGTTACTGCAAGGGTTGTAAAAGTTTTATCAGCATCTAAATCAGAGACGGGTCATACTACACTTTACATAAAGTATGAGACCTCTGGTAAAAATAAAAGTCAGCAACAGTTTTCAGATGGGGAAAACTTATTTACGACCTTCCCTGTTACTTATGGAACAACAACCATAGGTGGTGGTTCAGATTTTGCTACATGTATTCAATCAAATGCTACAGCAATAGGGTCTGCTTTTACTGTAACTAAGGGTGTGTTTTTTGCTCGTGGTGCTTTTGTAGAAGTTCCAACTGAGACAATCTTACTTGATCAATATAGTTCAAAACCTTCATTCAGAGTTGGTTTTCTTGTAAAAGAAGAAATTGTAACTGCTGTTGATGATGAAAGTTTATACGATAACGCTTCTGGATTTTCTAACTTTACTGCACCAGGTGCAGATAGATTGAAGATTAGTCTTACACTTACTAAGAAAGAACTTAATAATTTTCAAGATGAGAACTTTATTGAATTGTTTAGAAGTAATGAGGGTAAGAAAGAAAGCATTGTACAAAATACTGTTTACAGTGAGATTGGTAAAGAACTTGCGAGAAGAACTTTTGATGAAAGTGGTAATTACTATGTAAGAAAATTTGATTTGCAAGCAAGAGAATGTTTGAATGACAGACACTCTGTTTTTGGAACATATTTTCCTGAGCAAAAAACAAACAGAGGTAATGTACCATCTAAGAATTTACTGAATATTAAAATAGGACCAGGTAAGGCGTATGTAAAAGGATATGAGGCACAAGTAACTGGATCTAGAATTCTTGACATAGAAAAACCTAGAACAACAAAGAAGATAACAAGTTCTGCTATACCATTTGAGGCAGGTAATAAACTCAGAGTAAACAATACTCTGAATGGTGCTCAAATTAAATTAAATGCTGCAAGTTCTGATTTTATTGATTTACGTGACACAAGACTAGGTGCTACAAAATCAACTGCTGCTGGTAGTAGTATTGGAAGAGCGAGAGTGTATGATTACAAAACCACAAACGCAAATTATACTGGTAACACCACTCAGTTTGACTTATATCTCTATGATATTCAAACAGATACTACAGTCACTATAAACACAACAACTACTCTTGCAGTACCTGCTCTTATAGAAGGTGCTAGATCTGGTGCTAGGGGTTACTTGAAGACTGCAGTATCAAGCTCTGCAGATCTCGTAATAACACAAACCTCAGGACAATTTGTTGTTGATGAACCAATTATAATCAATGGTGTGCAGGATGGTAAAGTTGTTAGATCTGTGAGTGTAAAGGATTTGGCAGATGTAAAATCTGTTAGATCTACTGGTGGATCTAGAACTTTTGCTGCAGATGTAGTATTAGAACCAAAACAAGATTTTGGTGGAAGATCTTTTACCATAACAACTGGAGGTGTTATTACTAGTGGATCTGTCGGTTGGGTAAAGAATTTCAAGGTAGGAGATATCATATCATATAAATTAGCAGGTGTAACTGACAATACTTTCAACCAAGTAAGTTCTATCAATCTCACTAACAGGACAGTAACTGTTGTTGCAGCACCGAATGATGTTAGTGGTGTTTGTGATAAGGATTTACCTAGTTCAAATGTTACTGTAAGTGGGTTACAAATAGTAGCATCTAGTCTTAGAGCGTCTAAGAGTGGATTTTTATATTCAGAACTACCAAACTCAAATGTAGAATCTCTTGACCTTACAGATTCAACAATACAATTTAGAATTGAAATTACTGGTGAGAGCACAGATGGTTCTGGACAATTAGATTTACCATCGTTGACAGGAACTGATAAGGTATACGCTCCTTTTGATGAGGAAAGATATAGTATATTTTATTCCGACGGCACAATAGAACCCCTAACTTCTGATCAGTTTGTATTGACTAATGGTAGTAAGGGTGCTACTATCTCTGGTTTGACTGCATCACAAAGTAATGTAGTTGTGCATACCACACAACAAAAAAATAAAGTAAAATCAAAACAAAAAAATATAGTCAGAGGTAAATCGCTCCTAGTTACTGGTTCTGAAAGATCATTCTCAGGAGTAAGCACGTCTATTGCTGACGGTCTAACATTTAGCAATGCATATGGTAAACGTGTTCAGGATAGAGAGGTATCACTTGATGTTGCTGATGTAGTTGATGTACATGCTGTATTTGAGTCTTCAGGAACTGGTGCTCCAACTATTCCATCACTTACATTGGCATCATTTACTGGTCCTAATGGGGACAATAGTGACATAATATTAGGAGAGGTAGGTGTAGGAAAAAGTTCTGGTGCATCTGCAATGGTGTTAGCTAGAAGTGGTACGAGTAAAGTAGAAGTTTGTTTCAAGAACTCGTTTTCATTCAATGAAACTGAAGAAGTTGTATTCCAAGAAAGTGGTGTTATAGCAAATCTATCTCAAGTTTCACCTGGCGATCCAAACATAAGAAACAATTTTATCGTAGACTCAGGGCAAAGATCTGAATATTATGACTTTGGTCGTTTGGTTAGAAAACAGAAGTTTCCTAAACCACAAGGACAACTAAAAATATATTATGATCACTACACCATAAATGCGTTAGATTCTGGTGATGTGATAACCGCAAATAGTTATAGTGCCGATAGATACGACAATGTTCCTACTTTTGATGGTATCAGGAATACAGATGTTATTGATTTGAGACCAAGAGTTGCTGATTATTCAGGGAGTAGATCACCTTTTGAGTTTGACTCAAGAGATTTTACCTCAGTTGGATCAGCATCGAACGTTCTGGTATCTGATGAAAATATACTTTTTGATTACAATTTCTACTTACCTAGGATTGATAGATTATATCTCAACCCAGATTCTACATTTACTGTAAAGAAAGGAATACCTGCTGTCAATCCAACAGAACCAGAACCACTAACGGACTCATTTGAGTTAGCGAGAATAGATTATAAACCTTACGTTTATAATGCTGCACAAGACGTTACTATTACCTCTCGTGGCAACAAACGTTACACCATGAAAGATATTGGTAGATTAGAAACCCGTATCGAAACATTAGAAGAAGTAACTTCTCTAAGTTTATTAGAAACTGCTACAGAAAGTTTAGTTATAAGTGATCCTGACACAGGTTTAGATAGATTTAAGAATGGTTTTGTGGTAGACACCTTCAACAATTTTGATGTTACTGATCTAACTCAATCATCATTGAAATATGATATAAAAGATGGAAATCTAGTTGCAAGAAAACATAACGATTCTATTGATTTACTAATTGGATCTGAACAAATTGTAGGTTTGAATGGGACACCAGATCTTACAGCTGATCCTAGGTTTGTCAATGATCTTACCTCACCAAACATTCAAAGAACTGGCGACCTTATTACTCTAAATTATAATAGTATAATTCAAGACAGACAACCACTTGCAAGTAGAGTAGAGAACGTAAACCCATACATGTTCCGTAAGTATGACGGAAGTCTTACCTTAAATCCAGACAGTGACGTATTTGTAGATAGATCATTCTCTACAAGGAGTGGTGGTATTGGTTACGGTAATGATTTTATTTCTGAGACTGAACCCATACCAACGTTGAGGGAGCAAAATATTCAGTTTGTTGGTGTAAGATTAAAACCAAACACAGAACATTTTTGTTCATTCTCTGGTGAAGACATGATTGATAGTAGAAATCGTGTCATACCAAAACTTTTAGAGGTAACTCCTATTCAAGGTGCTTTCCAAATAGGTGAGACTGTTCGTGGTACTGCAGTCAATAATCAAGAAACGAGTCAAGGAACTGATCTCAGATTTAGATTATGTGTTCCTGATCATAAAGATGGTCCTTTTAATAGACCAACAGTAGTTTATAAAACAAATCCTTACAGTGAGAGCGTGGTTGGATTGACATCTGCATACTCAGAAACAACTGCTGTGTTGAATGTTGATACTGCCTCACTAAATCAAAAATCTGATGGTAATTTCTTCGGACAAGCACAAGTAGGGATGAGATTGATTGGTGAAACCAGTGGTGCTGAGGCAAAAATAAGCGATATTAGATTAGTGTCAGATGAGTTAGGAGCACTTATAGGAAGTATATTTGTACCTGGCGGAACTTTTCAAAATGGTACAAACACTCTTATATTATCAAGTCTAAGACCTCAAGATCAAATATCAGGTCTAAACTTTAGTCGTGCTGGAGCTGACTTTTTCTCAGAAGGATTCTCTATATCAGAAACTACGATAACGAGAACGGAACCTGCTCCCCCTGTTGTTCCACCCCCAGTTATAATCAACAATACGGTTATACAAGAGGTTGAGGTTCCTGTTATAGAGACGGTAATTAAAGAGGTTCAAGTAGAGGTTCCTGTTCCTGTTGAAGTGGTTGTTGTTGAGGAAGTTCAAGTTGAAGTTCCTGTCGAAGTTATAAGGGAAATCCCTGTTGAGGTAATTGTTGAAATTCCCTCTCCTCCTCCACCACCTGTCATAGTAGAAAGAGTTGTTGAAAGGGTAGTAGAAGTTCCTGTTTTTATTGAAATAGATGAGGATGATGATCCGTTAGCACAAAGTTTTATTGTCAATGAAGAACCAGGTATATTCATGACTTCGGTTGATCTATTCTTCCAAAGTAAATCTGATACAATACCTTTAGAAGTTCGTATTGCTCCTATTGTAAATGGTTATCCTTCTAGACAGATAATGAAGAATTCAGTATGTATACTGAATCCAAGTCAGGTTGAGGTATCTGATGATGCTTCTGTGCCAACAAAAGCAACTTTCCCAGCTCCAGTATATCTTGCTACTGGTGAATATGCATTTGTCGTTCTTACAATGACTGATGAATATAACCAGTGGATATCTCAAGTTGGAGAGGTTGATATTACAACTGCTGGTCAACCAGAACTAGGACAAGTTGTCATATCTAAACAACCAACACTAGGTTCTCTGTTCAAGGGTCAGAACGCTGGAACATGGACTGCTTCTCAGTTAGAAGACATGAAGTACACTGCGTATAGAGCACAGTTTACTGATCAGGCTGGCACATTTAGAATGTACAATCCTCAATTAGGGGAGTTTGCTGAAAGAAATCAACTTCCTGAAAATCCAATTGAAACTTTCTCTAGGAGAGTTGTTGTTGGATTGGGATCTGCTATTGAACCAGGTATCATTGATATTGGTACACAGATAAAACAAAACAACAGAACTTGCTCATTTAGATGACGGTGGATCAGCATTGACAATACTAAATGCAGGTACTGGTTATGAAGATGGACAATATGATGCAGTTTCTCTTGTTACTGTCACTGGATCAGGATCTGGTGCTACAGCAAACATAAGTGTAGATGGTAACGTGGCAACTGCTGTTACAGTAACCTCTACCACAGGAACGGGATACGTTGTTGGTGATACGTTGACTGCTGCACTTGGCACTAAAGGTTTAGGTCAAAATCTAACATTCAACGTGGGTGTTACTACAGGCACAAACTCTTTAGTTCTAACAAATGTAAGTGGTAATGACTTCAATACTACAGATCTAATTCAGTATCATGATTCAAGTTTAGGGTATGGCGTTACGGTAAATGGTATTGTACCATCCACTGTTACTGCAAACTCAGATGAATTTGACGGTAAGATATTTAAGGTAACTCATGCAAATCATGGTATGCACGATGCAAACAATGTGGTCAAAGTTGCTGGTGTAACAGGTGATGTTGTGCCCACAAGACTTACAGTTGGATACGCAGTGAGTCAAACAAGTGCTGTTAGTGTTGCAAGTAGCATAGGATTCAATTTCTTTGAGGGTGCTCAAGTATCGGCAAGTAATCCTGGTGTTGCCCTAATTGGTGACGAAGTTATTACTTATACATCAGTAGGATCTAATCAACTAACAGGAACAATTACTAGAGGTCTTGACGGCACGTTTGCAAGAACGTATAATATAGATACTCCAGTTCAAAAATATGAACTATCAGGAGTTTCTTTACGTAAGATAAACACAACTCATAATATGATTGATGTGTCAAATACAATTACAGATAAGATAACATTAGATTCTTATCATCTAAAAGTAACTGGAGACGCATTTTTCAACAAAGATAAACATGGTGGTGGTACAAGAGGAAGAGCAACTTCAAATATTGTATTTGACACTATTGAACCTAATATCTCAGCAAGCACTCCAACAGGAACTTCTCTTACTGCTTCTGTAAGAACAACTTCCTCAACAAGTGTCAATGGGTCTGAAACATCCTTTATAGATCAAGGATTTGAGGACGTATCTCTAGCAGGTGAAACTCAGTTCACTAGTTCTAGAATGGTTGCGTCTGGTGAAAATGAAAATGCCAAGGCAACTTTAGTTGCATTACCTGGCAATAAATCATTTACAATGGAAATGAATATGAGCACAAGTAACAGAAATGTTTCTCCTGTCATAAATGCTTTTGGAAGTTCTGTTCTTACAAAAGCGTCAAGAATAAATGCTCCTATATCAAATTACACAACTGACAATAGAGCTAATTTAGCAGAGGATCCTCATGAGTTGTTATATCAAACTAAGGTTATAAAACTTGACAATCCCTCTACTTCTTTGAAGGTTTTATTTGCAGCAAATAGACCTGCAGCAACCGATATAAGAGTTTTATATCGACTAGAGAGAGTTGATGGAAATGAACTAGATCAAATTTTTGAACTATTTCCTGGTTTTGACAATCTTGATGCTTCTGGTGATGTTATCGCTCAAAAAAATAACAGTGGTAGACCAGATAGAAATATCTCACCTAGTCTACAGAATCAGTTTAATGAGTATGAATTTACGGCATCCAATTTACCACAGTTTACTGGATTCCAAATAAAAATAGTTATGTCAACAACAGATCAATCACAAACACCTACACTGAAAGACTTCAGATCAATTGCAACAGCATAATGTAAGTATGAAGTTACGACTACCTAAAAGGAAGTTATATGTATATGCTTTACGTCTTCAACGTTGGCCAGTAAAATGGTGGGATGAGAAGGTGGAAGCAAAACGTAAAAAAGAGGAACTTCGTAGAAAAAAAATTGAATCACTTTATCCAAAAAAATGATTAACGCATGGTCACTAGCAGCAGAAGTGTTGGAGGGCACACTAGATGAAACATTCCCAATCAAAAAGAGCACAGGTCAAGGATTACGGATCTCTACAGAGAGACATGAACACGACTGCGATAGTCAACAACGACAAGACTGCTTACAATCGTTACATGAACAGGAAGGATGTAGGGATGAAGCATAAAAGAGAACTTGAAGATCTTAAATCTGAAATTGATTTTTTGAAGTCTTTGATATTAAATAATAAATAGAAATAATGTAAAAGGTTTATATGACAGTCCCTTCAGTAAATATACAAATTGAGAAAGGAACTGACTTTTCTTCAACTTTTGATTTGAAGAAAAGAGATAACGATCCATTAGACCTCACACCATATAATTTCTCTGTAAAAATGAGGAAACATTCAGAAGCATCTGGATTTGTTTCTTTTGCTACCACTTATGGTAACCAACCTACAAATGGTAATCTTACGATATCTTTGACTGATACTCAAACTGGTATTATTACAGCAGGGAGATATGAATATGATGTTGTTGTGACTAACCGCAACAATAGCATAAAGACCAAGATTTTAACTGGTCAAGCACTTGTAAACCCAACATCATCTTGATATGGCAAGTCCACAAGTTGCTGCAGTTGGTATTCAATCAAGTCATGCCGACACTAATCTAGACGGTCAACCAATAGTTCAAATAAGAAGAAGAAGTAACTTCAATATCCAACTTTCAATTGACGAGGACGAAACAGTGGCAAACATTCGAGATATTACTGACGTTATCTCTACATCAATTGGTGTTGGAGTAGGAACTAATTTTGTTCTATCATACGATCCATCTGCTGATAACTTTGTTTTTATAAGTCCAGACGCAGTAGTAAATTCTGCTGCTGGAGATTTATCTGGTCCTGAAGGATTTGATTCCTCTGTTGTTACTGCCCTTTCTGAAGATCTAGATAATAAAATCGATCTTGATGCTGGAACTTGGTCATAAAATCTAAATACACAAAGGTAAGTAGGAACAAATGAGTAATCCAGTACTTCAGTTTAAGAGAGGTAATCTTGCTAGTT